CAATTTTTTTATTTGATTTTTATTTGATTTTTATTTATATATTAAAAACAAGACTTGCCATTCCATTTTTAAAACTAAGAATATTATATCCTAGAGCATATGTTTTTATCATAAATGCGTCTGAATTAGTTGTTACACAATCTATAAATTTTTGATTAAATTGATATATAAAAGACTTGTATTTATATGAACTCAAATTAACTGCTCCACTTGGTTGATATTCTTCTGGATTTAAAGAAAATGAATATATATTAATACCATCAGAAGGTGTTTTAGTATGGTAAGCATATGGTTGAACATAATTTGTAAAATTTGAATCATAATTTTGGAATCTTTCATATTGTTCAAAACTATATGATGATGTTTGTATTGGATTTTTATCATTAAATGTTGTAATATTTGTATATAATTGATCTAACATAACATATGAGTCAGTTTCAGTAACATAAAATTTAGAATAAATTGTTATAGATGTTAAGTCAAGAGCTTTTACAACATAAGATCCATTATAAAACTGAGAATTAAAAATCTTAATTGTATCACCAATATTAAATACATGAGTTCCAATTAATAATTGTACTTTTTGTTCTAATGTTGTTGTTGGAACGTTGTTTATACTCGAGATATTATATATAACTCCTAAATCATATATATCATAAAATTTATTTGTTAAATTTTTATTACTTTGAGCAACCCAAAACATTTCCTTAACAGAATTAACAAAATATGATTCTATCGTTATTTGATTAGATGTTAACATAGGATAATTATAATTTTGAACAACTTCAATTAAATATTCTTGAGATGATTGAGAAAATTTGGTTCTTTCATCAACATCCAAATATATATAATCAACTAATAAACTAATATCAGTTAATTGAATCATATTTTCAAAATCTGTATCAGCAGGAGCATCGGTATATATTAATTTTTCTACATTATTTAATTCAAGTTGAATTCTAACTTCATTATATCTTAAAAATATTAAAGGTAATGCGCCAGATATATATTTATTAAACCAAAAATTTAAAGGAATATACATTGTATATCCTGTTTTTATATCATATGAATATTTTGTTAATGCTTCAATATTCCCAATCATTTTATCATATACTAATTGTAATTCACTGTTTAATGATAATTCATTCCAAATATTATACCAATCATTATTGTGTTGATCTATTCTTTGTCCACCAATTTCAACAAATAAATTACTAATAATTTGATGACCTAATTTTTTAACCCAACTAAATTTATAATTTGCATAGTTTCTATGTAAGTTTGAATGATCAGAAATATTTTTAAATAAATATTGATCCATTTGAGATGAAAGATTTTTGAAAATTGTTAAATCCGCATTTATTTTTGTAATTAATGCAGCTGAATTTGAAAAACTTGTAACTACATAATTTGTTATATTTTTAACAATATCAATATCTGTTATTCTACTATTATTGAATGATGAATCACCATATAAATAATTACCATTTGAATCATAGAAATTTGCTACAAAAAAGTTATTTATTGGGATTTTAATATTAAAAAGAGCATTAAATTTTGATTTTAAATTTGAATATTCAGTTGATGTAAAATATAAATTAACAATTTGTTGTATTTTATTAAAAAGTAACGTTAAACTAATTGTTTGATTAATTGTTTTTAAATATGATGTAATTTCACGATAACATCTATATAAAAAATTCATTATACTTTTAAAATTTGTATATTGTATTTGTAAGTTATTTATATCATTTTGATCGTTTGGATTAAATGTTGATATAAAATTTGGATTTGGAATAGTAACAGATGGAATTATAACTTTTAAATACATTCTACTCACTAAATCTCCAACTCTATCTAATGTACACGATATTGTATTATTAAAATTTTTTGTTCCACTAAAGGTTTGTTCAATATTTTCAATAGCAAAATTTGTATATCTTCTGTATACAATTTTAAAAAATGTTATTTGAGGCATACCAGTTAAAAATACATCGGCTGCCCCATAGGCTACAATTTGTATTAAACCTCCTGTCATTATAATATAATAATATAATATTATTATTATATATATTAAATCGAAGGGATGAACTCCCAGTTTAAATGATTACATATTTTTTTCCAAATTACATCCATATCCTTTATTTTCTGATCTGATTTTAATAAATGAATAAATTGTAAGATATAGTCTAATTCAATTAATTCACAAAGTTTATAAATAATATATGAATAACTAATTAAATTTTTTCTTACGTTCGGTTTGTAAATCTTAAATGGCTCTTGAACTTCTCTAAACATTTGACGCAATTTTTCCTCTTTATCTCTTGCTATTTGTGGTGGTTCTTTTCCAGTAGTTTTAAATATAATATATGGTATATCATCATAATATTTATTTAATGATAATTTACGTAATATTTCACGCATATAATAAGGTGTTATATTTTTAGTATCATTTTTTAAATCATATTTATTAATTTCTTTTTTAATTTTATCGCATATTTCTTCAGATAATTCAATAACTTCTTTCCCTTGAATTTTATTTAACCATTCATTAAAATGATTCATTGTTTTATAAGCAACATATGTTTTTGTATCATTACATTCTTCTTTATAGTTGGGTATATCACTTTCTACAAGAATCATTTCACTTGCTCCACATATTTTACATACCATTAATCCATTATGTAAATCTAATATCATTTCGTCATTACATGCTTCACATTTTTTATAAACATTATCAAATTTATTTTTCTTTTTATTTGATTTTATAACAGTATCTTTGTCAACTTTTGACAAATATTGATTCAATAAATTAAATTTATCATTTGCATCATCCTCATAATCCATCAATATATCAAATACTTCATGATAATAATCATATTCATCATATAACGATAATTGTTGAATTTGAGATTTAAGTTCTTGACTCTTTAGATTAATTAAATTTTTTTCAGAAACATTGGTAATCGTTTTTAATTGTTCATCTAGTTTAGTGATTTCTTTTTGTATTTCTTCTATTTTTGATTTATTATTATTTAAATCATTTGTAATTTCTTCATGTCTGGTTGCAAGGTTTGATTTAACTGGTTGTTTCTTAATTGATTGCAAAATTGAGTGATACTTTGAATTCTTATTTTTAAACATATATATATAAATAAAAGAGGCTCTATATAAAATAGTATAGTTTTTAATTCGAATTAATTCTTTTATTGAATATTTTTTTTCTATATAATTATTATATATATATTCAAATGGGTGGCGGTTTAATGCAATTAGTAGCTTACGGCGCACAAGATGTTTACCTCACAGGTAATCCCCAAATCACATTCTTCAAGGTTGTCTATCGCAGACACACCAACTTTGCCATGGAATCCATCGAACAAACATTCAACGGAACAGGAGCCTTTGGTAACAAAGTACAATGCCCCGTTGTCCGCAACGGTGACTTAATCACAAAGATGTATCTCAGAACAACTGTTTCCACAGGAAACACATCAACATTAGCATCAAATACAACATACTACAACGCAAAATGGGCATGGTGCACATCCCTCGGACACGCACTCATCTCATCAGTTGAACTCGAAATCGGCGGAACCCGTATCGACAAACACTGGGGTGAATGGTTAACTATCTGGAATGAACTCAGCAGAAAGATCGGACAAGACCGCGGATACAACGCCATGATCGGAAACGTATCAACATTAACAGTTCTCGATTACCAACACCCATCATACACCATGTGGATCCCCCTCAAGTTCTTCTTCTGCAGATTCGATGGTTTAGCTCTCCCCTTAATCGCTCTCCAATACCACGAAGTCCGCATCAACTTCGAATTCGTCACAGTTGACCAATGCTTAGTAATGGAAAACGTATCAGGTGGAACAGGAAAAGGATTAGCAACAGCACTCGGCCTCACACTCTCCGACTGCTCTCTCTACGTAGACTACATCTACCTCGATTCTGAAGAACGCAAACGCTTCGCCCAAGCCTCCCACGAATACCTCATCGAAGCCCTCCAATTCCCTGGATCAGAATCAATCACTGGTACAAACTCTAAATTCAGATTAAACTTAAACCACCCCTGCAAATTCTTAGTCTGGACCAACAAGCTCGGACGTTACACCAATGGTAACGCAGTATTAGCATACCACCCAACTGACACATATGCCACACAACTCGCAGCAACAAAACGCTTCGTTCTCAAATACGCTGCATACAGCACAGTCTCAAAAACTGTAACTGTCAACGCATACGGACAAGTCCAACCTATTGCCGGAAGCGCAACAACAGCATCATTATTCAACAAGATCAACCCTGTAGCAATCTCTCAAGCTGGCGCAGCAAGCGGAGCACAAGCTGATATTGATAACATCACAATCCTCGGAGAACTCTTACCCCTTGACTTTGTATCACAACCAGTTTCAGCATTCACAGGTACAATCTCAGTTGTATTTGCGTCAGGAAGTATCTCATGGGCTGCACCCGGCACCTTAGATACCAACCTTACAGGAGATGGTGTCGCCGCAAAAGACATTATCCTCTACCAATGGGATAACTTCGGTAACCAACTTGACGGAACAGAAAACTCCACACAAACTGCTTTACTCCAACTCAACGGACAAGACCGTTTCTCATCCCGCGAAGGACAATACTTCAACTATGTCCAACCATGGCAACACTTCAGCAACACACCCAACGATGGTGTTAACGTCTACTCCTTCGCCCTCAACCCCGAAGAACACCAACCCTCCGGAACATGCAACTTCTCCCGTATCGACAATGCAACACTCTCCATCACATTCGGACGTGTCGCAGCATTCACAGGAGCAGTCACAGCCGGATCAGTTGAAACAAACTACCTCAGCAACTACCTCAACTCCGGATCATCAACATCCAACTTCAACGTCTGGGCAGTTAACTACAACGTCTTACGTGTCATGAGCGGCATGGCTGGACTTGCCTATTCAAATTAGAAAGTATATTATTATTATTTTCAGATTTGGGTTTTTTCCCAAAGCCTGACAAAAATTGAAAGAAAAATAAACTAACATAAAGACATATTATTTATATATAATATATACATAATGTCTCTCTCGAATCGTACCAAAACCAACGTAAAAGTTGAAGAAAAAATAGAAATTAAAAAAACTGTTCCAATTATTGAAAAAAAAGTTGTTGAAAAAATTGTTCCAATAACAAGAAAATACATTGAAAAAGTCATTGTTGGTGAAAAAGAAGAAATTGAAATTAAAACAAAAATTAGAAATAAAAAAATTACAACAATCACTCATAAAGATATTGAATTCAAAGATAAAAAATATACTATTTGTTATACAAGCTTTAATGATGAAGATATTTTATTTGTAATTGATTTTAATAAAAAAGAACAAGTAATATATAAAAAATGGCATAAGGTTAATTCAGGTGATTATATAGCAAATACATATTATGAAGATGATGAATATAAAATGAAACGAGATTTATATTTACATAATTTAATAATGAATAAATTAACATTTGATGGGAAAGGACAACATCATTCAATTGATCATATTAATAGAATAGGTCGTGATAATCGTAAAGAAAACTTACGTGAATTAACACAAAGTCATCAAAATATAAATCAAAAAAAGAAAGAAAGAAATATTGAATTACCTGCTGATTGTGGAATTAATCCCCAAGATATTCCTAAAAATATTTATTATAGAAAACCAGAAGGTCTTCATGGAGATAGATTTTATATTGATATTAAACTTACTGAAAATCCGTTCAGATGGTATTCAACAAGTTCAAAAAATATTGATTTAAAAACAAAATTACAACATGCAATTTTAAAATTAAAAGAATTTAAAACAAACAATCCCGAATATGCTGAAATATTAGATATTATAGATAATGTAAAACAACGCAATGAACTAATTGTATCATTCAACGTAATCCTCATGAAATCCGGCTTCCCACAACAAATTATTGACAAAAACTTAGCCCCTCTAGAAAAAGTCCCAGAAGAAAAAATAAATGTTGAAGCAGAAAATTTAGCAAAACAATTAATAGATATCGGATTAAAAGGCGTTAAAACCAGTTTACCGGCAGACTGTGGAGTAACACAAGAGATGATCCCCAAACATTGTTATTATAAACCAGAAACAGAAAAACGTGGCGGTAAGTTTATAATAGAAAGACATCCGGTTCTTGTAGCAAAAGGAGTTAGACAATGGGCAACAACAGAAAGTAAAAGTAAAACTATTAAAGAAAAATTTGATTTATTAATGAAAAAATATAATGATTTGGAAAAATAATATTTAGATAATATATAAATATAAATGAAAAGATTAGATAATTATGTTAAAATGATTGGGGGTGTAGCTACTGCTGAGTATACAGCTGTAGCAGTAGCATATGCTAATTTAATAGATCAAATAGGAGTAGCTTTTGGAAGAGCAGCAGCAGCAGTAGTAGGAGAAAATATTGATGCTGCTTTAGCAAGAGCAGATGCAGCAGCAACAGCAATAGCAGCAGCACCAATAGGAGCAATAAATAATGATTATGCTGTCGCTATTAAACTTCTTGCAGTCAACGCATTTGAAGTAATAAGAGCAGCACAAGCAGCTGCAGCAGCAGCACCAGCAGCACCAGCAGCACCATCAACAACCGAATTAATAAATCGTGTTAATGCTGCTACTGGTGCTGCTCGTGCTGCTGCTCGTGCTGCTGCTCGTGCTGCTGCTGCTGCTGCTGCTGCTGCACCAAGAGCTAATGACATTGATGCAGCAGCAGCAGCAGCATTCGCAACAGTAGCACCAGCAACAGCAGCAGGAAGAGATGAAGTTACAGCAGAAGCAAGAGCAAGAGCAGCAGCAGCAGTAGCAAGAGCAACAGCAGCAGTAGCAAGAGCAAGAGAAGCAGTAGCAAGAGCAGAAGCAGCAAGAGCCACAGTAATAAGAGCAGTACCAGCAGGAGTTCAAACACCATTAGCAGCAGCAGCAGCAGCATTAGCAAGAGCAGAAGCAGCAGCAACAGCAGCAGATACAGCAGCAACAGAAGCAGCAACAGCAGCAGCAACAGCACCAGCAACAGCAGCAACCAGAGCAACATTAATAGCACAAGCAGCAGCTGCTGATACAGCAGCTACTGATGCAGAAACAGCAGCTGCTGATGCAGAAACAGCAGGAGGAACAGTAGTAGACATAATAGCAGGAGCAAACGCAGAAGCAGACGCAGCAGCAAGAGCAGCAGCATCAGCAGCAGCAGCAAGACGTCCAGCAGCAGCAGCACCCTCATACTACGACTCAGGTCCTGACGAACCAACTTCATTTAATGTTTCGGTATATAGAACAAAAGATGGTAAGGATTCATTTGTTGGTACTAGACCTGCATATCCATCAACATCAGTTAAAACAATCCTTGATAGTCTCAAACAATCTGGAGATCCAGTTATTGTATCATCTGGAGAACAATTTGTTAAATCATTAAATGGTAAGGAAACATATGTAACTTTAGGTAATTTACACTTAAAATATGATTCTGTTAAATTTTTTGTTTTATAAATTTTATATATATATAATTTATATAATGAATCGATTAAGTGAATATGTATCTATGTTGAAAGGTGGTGCGGATAAGGATGAATTAATGGCAGCAGCAGCAGCGTTTGGAACAGGAGAAAATGATCCAGCACCTATCCCACAAATTCCTCTATCACCAATAATATCCCAAATTCCAATGGATCAAGAATTAGCACCACAAGCACCACAAGCACCCCAATTAAATCCTCAAATGGTTCATGCATTTTATGAAGAATTAAATAAACGTTATGCCAATAATATTCCTCAACAATCAAGAACATATACTCAATCACATATGACACAACCTGTTAAAGAGTCATATATTCCATATAAGAGAGATGCTTTTATGTTATACGATAAACCAGAGATATACAATGTATTTATATATAAATCAATAAATGGTAGAGATATGTATATTGGTTCTACTACTGCAAATTCATCTCATACTATTAAACAAATATTAAATAATTTTAAAGTATCAGGTAACGTATGTATAGTTTCATACGAGACTCAAATAGTAACATCTTTAAATCATCAAGATTTTGATATTACTTTAGATTTACTACATTTACAATTTCCAAAAATTAAGTTATATATTTTATAATTAGTTTAAATAATAATTTAAAGATATATTTAGATTGTATAATATGTCTGATACCGTTGATTACTTAGATGAAGACCCCTCAATATCTACCCAAAAATACTGTGTAGTCAGTGTTTTAACTCCTAAAAACTTTAAAGACTTTGATAATAAAAGTACTATGTCTACATTCAAAGTTAGAGGTTCTTATGAAACAATTGAAGAAGCACAATCAAGAATTAAATTTTTAAATTCTCTTGATCCAAATGTTAATATCTATTTAGCAGAAGTTGGTAAATGGTGCCCATTTGATGATGACCCTGAAAAAGCCAAAGATGCCGTTTATCAAAATGAGGAATTAAATAGATTGATGAAAGGTTACAAAGAAAATCAAGAAAAGGCAAAGGAACATTTCGAACAAAGAAAGGCAGAAATGGTATCAAATGCATTAAAAGATACAAAAGAAAAGAAAGAAAAATTAAAAGAAGAAGAATCAAAGAAAAAGGAAGAAGCATTACGCATGGAAGATTCAATCAAAGAAAAGGAAAAAGAAGTTATAGAAAAAGAAGAAAAGGTTGTTGAAGGTAAGAAAGTTGTAGAAAAGAAGAAAGAAGAAATCCAAACAAAGGAAGAAAAAGTAAGAAAATTAAATGATGATTTAGCAGCAGCACAAAAGAAGTTTGAAATGTTAAAAAACTCAACTAAGAACAAACTTAATGGTTCAAATTAATGAATCAAGTTAATGGATAAAAATAATTTAAAATATAAATATATATTTTAAAATATGGACGTTGGAACTATTTCTAATATACTTTTAGTTATTGCAATTGTATTTATCGCTATTGGATTAACACGTGCTGAACAATTATCAAAACCTCAAAAGGAAATAATTAGATACATACCAAGAACTCTGGAAGAAGAACAAAAAGAACCTGTTAAAGCTGAAAAATTATTTAAAACAATGTTTGAACAACAAACTCCATGGATTGGATCATTTAATAATGCGAACGTTGTTGATAGACGTAAATTAGATAAGGGTAGAGGTATACTTAAACCATAAAAACTATAAAAAATTATATTTTTTAGCGTGTTACTTTAACTACAACATTTGATTTTCTTCTCATCATATAATCATTTATATCAAATATATTCATCTTCTTACTATGTAATGGATCGTAATTTTTACTATGAAATTCTGTAAAACGATTATTACCAAAAGGAAATCTTTCAACATTATTTGCCTTAAAATAAAATATTCTTTCTTTTAAATCAATAGATCTTGAACTATTGTCGATAACCATACAGCCATAATTTTGCGTCATCTGTAAGAACACACTTTCAAATAATTCGAAGGTGGGAAACATACCAGCATAATGTTCGTATAATTTCTTGCGATTCATTCTTATGTCTTCGGCTAATAAAAATATAAAGTTAAATTGCGATCTATATTCAGGTAAGATACCTAAAGAATATTGCATACTTAATATATATGTTATATGTCTGTGTCTTCCTTCGTTCATAATAGATAAGAAATTAGAATCTTCTGCCCATTGCTTTTTAGCACTCATACAATCATCCATTATGAAAAGGACACGCGTATCTAACTTTTTTTTACCATCTTTAATTCTTTTATTATTTTTTTCTATTATTAAATCTTGACGTTTTAATAATTTTTCCATAATTTCTGGTTTATAATCATGATGAATAAATGTTGTTGGAAATACACTATCATAAAATTTGTTTAATCTATCTGTCGGTGCTATAATAACTCCTGCAGGAATATCATTCATCTTTTTCATAATCTCTCTAATAACCCATGATTTACCACTGTTTGATTTAGCAATGATGCAAATACGAGGATTTAAAAATGAATTATCATCCTTATGAATTAAATGATCCAAATTAAATCTTTCAATTGGTAATATTTGTCCATTTACATTTAATGATGCCATTTTATAATATATATATTATAAAAAAAATCTAGATTAAAATTGATCATACCAATTAAAATTCTTCTCTCGCTTCGCTCACACCAATTTTAATTTTATTTGTAAAAAAAATTAAAATTGACCCATATCAGTGAAAATTTCTTGTGTCGATACATTCATTTTCATAAATTTACTATCGATATAATACACAATCATAAAAATTAATAAGAAAACCATTAATGATGTTCTCAATGATACTGATTTTTTATCATCATATATGCTTTCAATATATTGAAATAATGTTATTAATACAAAACCAATAAATCCATCTAAGAGAGGATTATCAAAATCTAATTTATTAAAAATTTGTTCCATATAATATATAATATTTTTTTTTTACTAAATTAATTTAATAATTTCTAAAATTAAAAATATTTTTATTACTCTTTGAATCATTTGAATTTTCAGAAATTGTATCTAATTCTGCCTTCTTTTTTGCCATATTACTAAACTCTTCTTCTACATGTCCGTCCTGTTTATGATATGGTTGACTTGTCTCACTATTGTTACGATGAGGAGGAACCATCTGATTTGTTACTGCGGTATTTTGTTCAGCAGGTATGATTATTGTTGGTACTCTCGGAGCACTTGGACCATGTTGATTACCTCCTTGTTGACCAGTTCTCTCAGTTAATGGTATTGGCTTAACAGATGGAGATGAAAGAGATGCTCTCTTTTGTTGTTCATAAATTTCTTTTAATGACATTGGTGGTGGTGATTGAACAACATTTCCTCCAATTTGTTGTTGAGCTTGTTCATTTTTAACTAAATTATATTGATTATTATTACTTTCTGTATTAATTAATGGTTTAATATGTTTATTATCATTTGTTTCAGATACAATTCCTAAATATTTCTTAAGAATCATTTTTAATGGTAACATTTTTCTAATTGCTTCTTCAATTGTTTCTTTTATTAATTCATGCGCTTTTAATTGATTTCTTTTATAATCATATGCTCCCATTTTATGAAAAAATAAAAATGGATAATTATAAAATGTCTTTGCGACTTCAATGTAAACATTATGAATAAATTTGTTGTAATTTAAATCTATATTAAATTCATTTAATAATTTTTGTTTTTCATTAACATCAGTATTTGTTAATAATATTATATTTGATTGAATTACTGCTTTAATTAAATCATCTAATATATCTGAATTTGGTATTACTGTTTTTATTCTTGATGCTTCAGCAACTATCATTGGTTCAGTCCATGATGGAATCTGTGCTAAAAATTTTTGAAATAATTTTAATTCTTCACCTTCTTTACTTATTTTTTTAACTTCTAAATAAATAGAATTTATTCCTTCATAAATTGCTGGTGTTAACATATTAACAAGTTGAATTGTATATTCTTTTTTTATCTCAGTTAAATAACTAGAATTGGCCATAATATAATATATAATATTATATTATTTCATTACAAACAAAATTATACTTTTTTTAGAATTGTTTACTAGAGTTTCCTCCTCTTGTTCCAAGTAATTCAAATTGATTACTTGTGTAGCATCTGCATCCAGGTTGTGCTACACCATCTCCCATACATGTTACATTTGATGGTCTGTATTTTCTTCCTACTCCAACATCTGACCACTTAACGGGATCGTTTGTCTTGAAGTTAGTCATTATTCCTTCCTTCCAATAATGACCGCAGCATTTTTGAGAGCATTGTGATTTACTTAATGGTGTCTTTAAATCATATGAATCCTTGACGGAATATAATTTATTAACATCTCTAACATTAGTATATTTTTCTATTTTTTTTGCTGATCCTACTTTCTTTGCGGTTGATACAACTTTTCCTGCTACTGCTTTGGGTGAAGATACAACAGTTGAGACAACACTTGATGCAGGGCTTGCAGTTGGGCTTGATACAACTGATTCATTGTCTGAATAAGATGCTGGGGGATCTAAGTATGGTACACCTGCGGATTTTAAGTCAACAGCAGGGTGTGTTGATCTATTGTATTCATCAGCCTCAGTTGATTGAGGAGAAGATGAAGGAATTGATTGAGAATAAGGTTCAGATACTTCATATTTTTCTTTAACTGGGCGTTGAGATTGAACAAATAAATAATATACTACNGCGACAGCAACGATTAACATTAATATTTCGAAAGATCCTCCTCCTAATTGATTTTTAACTAATCTATATGACATATTTATAATATTTATAAATATATTATTTTTAATCCAATACTAATTAATTTTTTAGTTCTATAGGTTTTAATTCAATAACTAACTTATCTATAACATAATTACCCGAT